ATCTCGGATGCCAGGTCCGTGCGGTCCTGGAACATCTCGAAGCTGGCAGTGATCTGGCCCTGGACGCGGGTCACGATGTACTGGGGCTGGGCGAAGGTCGGGCCCTGCTCGACGGCAGCGGCGGCCTCCGTCGTCCGGGTCGCCACGACCGCCGTTGCGGTCAGGGCGTTCCAGGTGTCGGTGCCGACGATGCTCACGACTCGGCAGACCCGGCGGTACGGATTGATCGCACCTGTCCAGGCACCGATGGCGATGACGGTCGGGTCAAAGGCGAACGGGACGGTGAACCCACCCGTTCCGTCCACGCCCACGGCGAGGGCCGTGCCACGCTGCTCCTCGGGTGTCAGCCCGATGGTGCTGCCCTTGGCCTTGATGATCTTCTCGAACGCCCGCAGGTAGACCGGCGAGCTGGTGTACTTGATGCGACGGGCGAGCTCGCCGTCGGGGCTGTCGTGATGGTCGAGGAGGTCGGTGATCCGATCACCGCTCTCGGACCGCTTGGTGAGGTTCGACGGGAACGACGCCTTTTCGAGGATGCGCTTGGCGTCGTCGCGGAACTCGGCGACCCGACCCTCGAAGGACGTGGCCCTCGATTCCGGGCTGTGCAGTTCCGACTCTGACTTGCGATTGATCTGGTTCGGGGCCGTGCGGGGCACGCCGCGATCCTCGCCGGGCTCGTTGCCCGCGCCGTTCTTGGCGCGAACGATCAGGGTCGCCTGTCGCGTCTCCCATGCGGCGACGTCCTTGCCGAGCTTGTCGCGCTCGTCGACGTTGGCGTTCCAGGTCACCTGCTCCTCGTCGGGCAGGACACCGGGATACGCCCCAGCCTGACGCTCGAGCGCCTCGTTGAGCTCGTCGTACCGAGCCCGCTTGTCTTCGATGGTCGTGAGTTCTTCCACGGGATGCTCCTCTGAATCAGGAGACCCGCCTTCGGGCGGGTCTTCGGGGGCTGGCACCGGCTCGGCCGGCGGCGGTTCAGGAGCGTCCGGTGGCGGCGGCTCCGGTGGCGGAGTGTCCGCGGGCGGCGGCTCGACCTCGGCTGCTGCCCCGTATGGGGTGCGGGCCACTTGAGCGGATCGCAACAGCGCCTCGAACTGCTCGGGGTCGCGGCTGCGCTTGTAGAAGGTGTCGGTGGTCGAGCGAGTACCGGCGTCGGCCATGCCGTTCGCCGGGAAGGTCACCGGGCCGAACTCGTAGACACGCGCCTCGGTGATCGTTCGCTCGGGCATGCCGTCGGGGTTCCATTCGGAGCGGGCCGGGGAGTGATCCCACACGTCCTTTTCGACGGTGAACCGGAAGGATGACCCGTAGACGCCGGCTTCGAGGCCCGGCGCGAGGTCGCGGTTGTACGACGTGTCGAACAGGGGCACGACGAAGGCCGGACCGATGTTGTCCGTCCGTAGGTCGTCGATCGGGCCGAGGATCTTGTTGCCGATCTGCGGGTCCTGGCCGTGGTCGTACAGGACCTTCATCGCGGCGCGATCGGCATTGGACTTGCGGATGGTCTTGTCGAACGCGGTCGGCGCAATCCGTTCGAGGAAGTGGCCCTCGAACATCGAATCGACCTCGTACCAGTCACCGAAGGTCGAGAAGTGGCCGATCATCGTGGGCATCCCGCCGTCGTCGGCGCGTGCCTCCACCGGATCCGCCAGCGCGCGGGTGACCGGGAACGGCAGACGGGCAGGCGGGACTGCGGCGAGGTCTTCGGGCTTCATTCGGCGCCTCCTGCGGGCGTGGGCTTGGCGGGTGTCGTGCCGTTCGTCGGCTTGGGTGGGGTGACTTCGACAGGAGCGGTCGGATCAGGTTTGGTAGTACCGGCCGGCTGGAGCTGGACGGAGTACAGGCCGGAGTGCTTGAGCAGTTTCGGGTCCTCGTTCAGCGTCGCGTCCGTCGCCGAGTCGGGCGTGAAGCCATCACGGACGTACTGGCCGATCGTCGCTCCGATGATCTGCTGGATCTCGGCGGCGTCTTTGCGATCCTCGCGCAGGAACGGGATGTCGCTGGCGTCGATCCACAACTGCGCGCCGGCCGGCGGCGGGACGAGGGTCTCCATCGAACCGCAGTAGTTACCCCACAGCCACCACAGCGTCTTGTCGGCGACGAGCCGGCGGGCGGCGCCGAAGTTGCCCTGGTTGAGCGACGATCCGGCGAGTCCCTCGGACAGGCCGGCGATGACCGGATGGATGCCCGACGCGGCGGCGATGCGGGTTTCCCCGGCACCCTGCGTCGCCTTGAACTCCAACTGCTGGAGGTTCGCCCCGACGGCCGTGGCCTCGGCGCCGGCCGTCAGGTACAGCGTCTTGTAGGCGTTGGCGACGCCGGTGTGGCCCGCTTCGATGATGTCGCGCCATTCCTTGAACTGCTCCTTGTTGGGAGCGTCGGCGCGCTTGACGACCATCTGCGGCGTGGCGCCGTTCTCGAAGAACTTGAGCTTGTGCGTCGTTGCTGCGGAATCGCCCATGATCTCGCGCACGATCGGCGTGATCCAGCTCATCCCGCGGCCGTGGGCGACCGGGTCCGGGATCGGCGCGAAGTGGGCGATCTGGCTGCGCTGGAGGTACTCGGGCGTGTTGCGGCTGTACTCGCCGCCGGGGTAGTAGATGATGCCCAGGAACTCGGCGTCGAGGTCGTCCGCCGACACGTCCGGGTCGTCCGTCCCGAAGACCATCGTCACCCACGATGGACGCATCCTCTTGATCCGATCGGAGGTGCGAGTCCGGCGGCGGGTGGCGTAGTGGTTCCCCGAGAGATCAGCGTCGGTGATCGCCCGGGCGAGGAGGTCGCCGGTCGTGGCGTTCGGCCAGGGATGTTCGAGGATCGACAGGCTCTCGCCGCCGAACAGGTTGCCGTTCTTGAGGCCGCGGTACTTGAACCGCGCCTGGCTGAACAGCGCCATCCGATCGCGCATGACCGCGAAGACGATGCTGTTGCCCTTGTATGCCCGGGCGACGTAGGACTCGAAGTTGGATTCGATGTCCTCTTCACGGGAGCCGGGCAGCGTCAGGTTGAGATTGCCGAGCGGGTAGACGTTCCCGTCGATGTTGGCGAACGGCCAGTAGTTGTCGACGCCCGGCAACCATGCCGGGACGACGGCGGACCGGGAGACCCATGCGGTGAGACGGTCAATCATGCCCATGCGGCAAGGGGCTCCTCAGCGGATACGGGCGTGGCGGCGGCGTAGGCGTTGACCATCGAAGCCGCAGTCAGCGCGTCGACGACGCGGCGCTCCTGCTCGGGGCCGATGCGGGTCTGGCTGGGCCGATCGAACCGGGCATCGCCGAAGGGCAAGATCCGGGCGATGGCGTTGAGGGCGTGTCTCGTCAGGCCCGCGTCGCCGGCATGCTTGAGCCAGCCCGAGCGCAGGGCTTCCATGAAACGGTCGTAGTCCTGCACCGCTTGGACGTTGGTCTGCTGTCGGTCGATGACGACCGCGCCGATCTTGGTTTCGATCCACCGGGCGAGCTGCTCGGCCCGGCTGGTGTCCATGACCACGGTGTGGATGGGGTTGCGCTGGTGGATGTCCCACAGCGCCTTTTCCACCGCCTCGGGGTCAAGCGAGTTGCCGTCGCGGGGTGGGGTCAGGATCGCCGCCGGGCCGAACAGGCGGTGTTCACGCTCGGGCATCCACAACGGCACGGCCGCCGTGCAGTCCCACTTCCACGCCACGTCGAGGCCGAGCCAGATCGGCTCGCCTTCGGGGATCTCGAGGTGCTTCCAGTGCTTCCGTTCGGCGGGCGTCAGGCGGTGAATGTCCGCGGCCCACCACTCGGCCTCGGTGATCGCCGCCGCTTCGCTCCGGGTGGGGAGGTTGCAGGTGAACCGACGCCATTGGGCGAGGGTCATCGTCGGGCTGGCGCGCTTCTCGGCGAGCGATTCGACCGTGATCCCGGAGAACGGGTTGGCCGCTTTCACGACGGCCATGTCCTCGACGTCCTCGCCCTCCTGGACGGCCCACTCGTGGAGGATGAGTTGAGCGGACGCGGCCCGGAGAAACGAGCCCTTCCGGGTAACCTCGGTCGCCTCCTGGCGGATGCGTTCGCGGGTCAGCTCGAAGTCCGATCCGGGCTCGCCTGCCGTGGAGATGCCCGCGATCTGTCCGCCACGCTTGCCGAGTTTGCCCGCCCACGTCCGGTACAGGCGAAGATCACGATGGCGATGCAGTTCGTCGAGCAGGCCGAGCGTGGGGATCTGTCCGTCGCCCGTTCGGTCGTCCGCGGCGAAGACCTGGATGCGCCCGCCGCCGTGGTGGTTGATGCGGCGATAGCCCTCCAGGCAGACGAAGCGCGGCACGTCGGTCTTGCGCTTGCCCTTCGCCCGCTGGATCGGTGAATCGACCGACGCATGGAGCCGGTCGGAGCGGAGGACGAAACCCTCCATCTGCCGGTACATGATCTCGGCCTGCTCGCGCGAGCTCGCCGCGACCGGCACGTTGGCATAGGGTCGAAACTCGGCGTGGTACAGCCCGATCCCGGCGAGCGTCGTGGTCTTGGTGTTGCCCTCGGGCCAGATCGCCCAGCACTCGGGACAGCCCGAGAACAGATCCTCCGCGAACCATTCCTGGTGATCCTCGGGATGCCAACTCTGGCCGGTATCGAGGATCAGATCGGCCGCCCACCGGCGGAAGTGCGGGACGGTGAACGGCTGGAGGTCGGTGGGGAACGGCCGGATCACACGGAGCTTCGGCGGTTCGGTGAGCGATTGGGCGGCGGCCTTGCGGCGTGCTCGGTAGGCTCGCATGTATTCGGCTCGGCTCTGGCGTTTACCCACTGGTACACCCGTGTACAATCGTGTGCATGGATGTACTCACCAGCTCTGCGTTCAGGAAGTGCTACGCCAGCCTCAAGAACGAGACGGCGGTGACGGTCAACGGTCATGTCATCGGCCGATGGGTACCGTCGGACTCCGTGACAGCGCAGGTGTTCAGCCCGCGTACCACCGCCACGGTCGAGCGTTCGTTCCGCGAGTTCCGCCCCGTTCCGAAGCCGGGTCGCAAGTGATGGTCAGGCCAATCAGCCGTCACGATGCCGTCGGGGCTCGACGCCGGGCCTCGTATGCCAACGATCCGTGGCGCCGGGCGCGAGCTGTGGAGCGTGTGTACAGGTGGCGTGGCCGCCCGCTACCGCCGCGGGCACAGCCGCTAGCGCCCACGCGGCCCATTCCCGAGGTCTGCGAATCATGCGCCCAGCCGGACCCGCTGGTGTTGGACCACGACCACGCCACGGGGGCGTTCCGCGGATGGTTG